AGTGGAAGTCGAATAAGTCATGTCAAATCCTCCTTATTCCGCAGCCCAGGCCGAGCTGTCATGATTCATGACAACCACGCCCGTGTTCTGAAGCAGCGTCGAGCCCATGTAGATCGAGGTGCGGGCAAACGAATAATCGTCTTCCTCATTGTACCCGACCGCCGACATGATGCCGCCCGAGTTGACCGCATGGCCCACAGCGGATTTGTGGTACATGAAGCACTTCTCGGAAGCGCCGCCGGCGCCCGGTAAGCCGATGTGCGACACGAAGTTGATGCCCATCCACTTGTAGTAGCCGGACTTGTCGGTCCACGAAGCGTCGCCGCTGTCGATCGGCTTGCGGGTCACATAGTCCGAATTCGAGAACTCGGACGCCTGCATCAGGTAGCCAATGAAGCCGGGCGAAACGGCGGCCCAGATGTTGCCGTCGTCTGGAACGCCGCCCTGCTGAAGAATGACCTTCGAACGGATCACCATCTGCAAGGAAGCCTGCGCCGTGGCGCCGGTGTCCTGCGTGCCGGTGTTGAGGATCGTGATGATGTCATCGTCGATCTTGCGATTGATGACGGCGGCCGAGGTCATCTGCATGATCGCGCGCTGGTTGCCCTGCGACGCGAAGATGTTGAAGCCCGACTTGTTCACCTTGTCGTGCCATTCGACCAACGTCGCCGAGGTCTGGGTCAAGCTATCGGAACGCGACGGGATGAGACCATTGACGCCACGGGTAACGGCGGTCGCGCCACCAGTGCCGGCGACGAGGAATGTCGCGGTGTTGCCCTTGATCTCGACTTCGGTCGTGACGGATTCGCGCAGCAGGCTCTCATGCGCCTCGAAGGTGGCGATGAACTCCTGCCGATATTGGGTCTGAAATGCAGTATCAGCCATAGCTGGCCTCCAATGAAAAATCGTTGTCAGGATTTCTCAGAGGTGGCCGTTGTCTGGGGCCGGATCGGGAGCCTTGCGGGGCGATCCAGATACCCTAACGGGGTCTGATATGGTGCCAGGGCGGCCGAACCGGGAACTGGCGATGTTCAGTCTTTAATTGAAACCTAGAGGTATGTCAATACCACTCAATCATTATCCGCAGCGCGCCAGTGCACGCCGAACACGCGCAGCAGAATCATCGTCGACCACATGAAGCCGGGGCGAAAATCCATCAGGATCACGCCGTCGTTCACTTCAGCCGCTCCCGCGCGGTCAGCAGCTCGCGATAACGGGACTGCATGCGCTCATCCTTATTGTAAACGGACCGGTTCTCGCGCATCGTCTTCTCGATCTTGGCGATCTCGTCGGCAATGGCGTCCGCCTGATTGGCCCCGGCACCAGGCACAACCGTCGCGATCGGGTTGTCTTCGAGCGCACGCGCGACCAGCCATTGACGAATGGCAGGATTGTAGCCGAGCGGCACGCCATTGGCATCGAGCCCCTTGTCGAAGGCATCGCGGACAGGCTCGGGCAGCGCCGACACATAGTTGACGAGGATGTTCTCGTTGCGGCGATATTCGCCCGGCTGCGCCCATTCCTCGCGCAAGGCGTCCTCGCACGTCTTCTTGGCGACCGAGACTTGGTTCAACTGCTCGGCTGCCTGCTGATCGACGATGTCATAATATGCCTTCAGCGCGGCATTGGTGACGGCGCGCGGGGCGTTGGCTTCATGCATCGCGGCAACGAACGTATCAACCGCGGGCTTGTCGTCATCGCCGATAACGAGCCCGTCCGGAAGCTTTTCAAGATAGGCGTCAGCGCTATCCGGAATATCCAGCGCCTTGCGAAAAGCCGCCTTCTCTTCGTCGGTCGAATCCTCGCCCAGCGGCTCGATGACAGCACCGGACGAAAGTTTATTGCGGAACTTTCCCAGCGCCTCGACCATTGCCTTGGGCGATTGATAGCGGCCGGCGATCTTCAGAAGCTTGTCATCGCCGCCAGTAAAGTGCGTGCGCCAGTCGAAATCATCGGGGAGGACAAACGGCTTGTCTTCGGTCGCGGCCTCTGGGGTTGCAGTGTCGCCGCCATTCTCGACAACCTGCGTGCCACCATCACCTTCCTGCGTGACTACCGTCGTATCGGTAGTAGCAGCTTCCTCCGTCGTCGCTGTATCAGTCGTCATGTTTTACCTCTGTTGTCGCCAGGTGGATTATCTGGAGCCCCACGAACCGCCGCCCTTCGGCGAATGCGGTCTCGCAAGGATCGGTTCGGAATGATTTGGTGCCGACGCCAGCCGCTTCCCTGACCAGCCATTCGAACACGGCACGCTGCTGCGTCTCGGAGGCATTGCCGTGAGACAATGCTTTCATGCCTGCGTGGATGACCGGAGTGTAAGGCGCGGCCTGATCGACCGGCTCTTTCTTCGGGATCGGGATGCGCTTCACAACTTCCCCGCCTCGATGACCTCAATACCGGGGAACATCTTTCGCCACTTGGCTGCTACGAAGGGGCCAGGAGCGTACAGCCGCAATGGCTCAACTGGCTTGGATTCATTCTGTAACAAGATCTGCGCGGCGCGTAATAGCGCATCCCTATTGGCGCCGCTCAAGCCACCACCCCAACGATGAACCCCATGAACAGCCCGCCGATGAAAGCAATGAGCATGCCGCCAGCTACAAAGAGAGCCAGCACGTCACGCATCACGCAGCCATCGCATCGGGAGAGTTTTGCGCATCGGGACCAAGCGCCTGCCCAGCCTTGCCCACCTGTTCGGCTGCGGTAGCTCCGGCATTAATCTGCTCGATAAGCTGTTGCGCCTGCTGAGCCTGGCGCTGCTGATCAATGATCTGCTTCGCATCATCCTCGGAGCGCAGCCATTTCGCTGGAGCAACGGCCGAGAGCACGTCGCGACCCGCCGTGGTGATGTCGACATTGGCCCCAAAGGTCGGGTCAAGCGCCAAGGTATCGGCAATGATGCCCTTCACCTCGACGAACACCTGCGCCTTCTGCTTTTCGATCGCGTCGTGCAGCGGGCTTTCGAAGCTGAACTGGACATCGGAGCCCTGCAATGAATCCGGGATTTCCTCGGCCGGCCCAAACACACCATGCGCCAGCAGCAACTCGAACGTCGTCTCGCAAATGGCTCCATTGTAATTGGACTCGACCGGCTCGAAGATCGGGGCAGACGCCCTGATAAACTCCTGAATACGCTGCCCCACCTCATAGGCTGTCATCTCGGGCCCTTGCGCCGGGAGATTGAGCTTGTTGAGGTAGAAGGCGTCCTTCAGCGTTTCCACGACCTGCTCGCGTAGATCCACGCCGAACGGGATGCCGGATTTGTCGATGGTGAGCGGACGCACCACTTGACCCATCCGCTCGTCATATTCGGGGTCGACCGAGGTAAAGCCACCGGCATATAGCGCCAGATCACTGCGCAGCGCCTCGCCCACACCAATCATCGGCGGATTGGTTGCCTTCTCACCTGCCTCGATCAGCGTGGCCGTCATCGCCTGAAGCAGTCGAGCTTCGGGGAGCGCCGCGCCGGCAGCGGGAGAAAATCCGTATTGCGACCCACTCACTGTCTGCCAGCGAGGAATAACATACATCAAATAGTTCTGGCCGGTGACTTCGATGACATGGTCATTGTCCACGTCGACAAAGATCGAGACAAAGCGCGCACGCTTGCCCTTGCCGGGGAAGTCGCCGGGGTAATCCTCGACCGGCATCACGATATGCCGGACATTGACCTCGCAATAGGGATCAGCCTTCGGGCCCTTCAGCTTCTCAAGGATCTTGGGGTGGACCTTGTCGTGGAACACCTTCGATTGCTCGATCGCGGTCGACTTCCATTTGCGATGGACGGTGCAGACCTTGCCGCGCACATCATTGGCCCAAGCGACATCGCGGACATGCCAGCAGCGATAGAGCAGCTTGTTGACCGAATAATCGACCTCAACCGTAATGACGGCGTTGCCGATCGCAGCGAAGTCGTGATCCGCCTCCTTGGTCGCGCGCGTGAACAGCGAATCCGGATCGTACATTGCGCGGCGCATGACCGCCGTCTTGGCCTCAAGCCATTGCTTGGCGGCTTGATCCTCCTGATCCTCGCGGGTTGTCGCGGCATGGAACCAGTCGATCGAGGTGGGCCGAAGCATCGTCGAGAAGATGTCGCCCAGCTCGCGGCGCATGATGACGGGAATGGAGGTGGCGAGATTGTCAGCATAGTTGACGCCAGGCGTGCGCATGGCCGTGAAATCGGCGCGCTCAGGGTACAGGTTTTCCGTAGTTTCCTGCCAGAACGACATGAGCGTCGAGCGCTTGCCGAACAGATGATCGCCCTGCTGGACAAGCTGCTTTGCGTCCATCAGATCAACCCCCAGGCAAGCCCGCGTCCATGCAGGGAGCGAACCGGATTAGGCGCGCTATGCTCGACCAGTTTGCGCCGTGCGCGCAGCAGGAACACCGAAACAACATTAGGATCTTCAGAATCGGAAACTCGCGTCAGAATGGCCTCGCGGCTCACAGGACGCCCCTTCGCTTGGGCAACGGTGTAGAGCGTCAGCGCCTCAGCCAAGGTTAGCCCCAGGTCATCCCCATGGAACTGTGCAGCCCCACGCGGATCGAGCATGAAACCATCGCGGTCGATCACCTCATCGCGGGCAAGATTATACCCGCACGAGGGGCAGATATGGCTCACCCGCCCAGCGTTCCTGATAGGCCGGCACTGGAACCGCCAAGGATCGAACCCTGCTGCGTAGAACCTAGGCGCCGACGCAGCCGCTGGCGCGGATCAGTGCCGCTCGGGTTCAGCGGCGTAATCTCAGGCTGGGGCGAAGTTGGAGCGGGATCAGCAGCCTTCTTCTTGCCACCGCCCAACACGCCAAGAGACAGCGTCTTGATGATCTTCTTACCCACCGAGCGTGCCTCCGCTGGTGTCCGTGAGAATGGTCGACGTGCGGCCACCACGCTGCATCTGCGCTGCAATCGCTTTCTTGCGGGCGTTCAGGATGGTCTGGTCATCCGGCAACGGCATGACCTGTGGCCCCTGAGCCGTAGCATCCGGCTTGCTCTTTTTGAGCCCAAAAAGATTCCCGCCAAGAATCCCAAAACTGGCTACCCTAAGTATCTTCTTTGCCATCTTTACACCGCCTTACGGACAAGATCGAAATACGGCCTGCCATTTATGACCGCACGCGAGCGGACGAAACAGTGCCGCTCCTCGCTGTTAAAACTGCGCCCTTCGACAAGAAACGAGCCGGCCTCGTAGCCTGGCATCTTTTCGAGATAGGCCCTCTGCGCGCTCTCAAGTCTATCCAGAATTTCTTCCATCTCAGCGCTTCCTTGGAAATCCCATGACAAGAAACCGCCAAAGGTCTAAAACCAGTGCGGCTTCTTGGAGGGAAAAATGAACGATATCGAGACCAGAGAACTTGAGGATTTGAAGCAGTCGGTCCTACTTGAAGAGGACTTCCATTTAGCGGCCACGTTATTCGTCAAGATCAATGACTTAGAAGACTACATAATCGACGAGGAGAAACCGAACGCACATTTTGATGAAGTGAGGCGTGAACTCGAATCTTTTAACCAGCATCTGCAAGACCGTGTGCTGAACCACGCCGTCAAGGCTACGCTGGAAACGCTCACGAACAAGCAAGCCTACGAGGTTTATGTCACTTCAGAGGGTGTTGAGATCGAGGCTCACCCTATGTTCGCCATGGCCAGCGACAAGGACATTAGAGAATATCTCGATGGATTGTGGCAGTCTCCGTTCACCACGATAACCCTTTCGTGGCAACGTATCGTCGAAAGAACAGAGCCAGAGGATCGTAGCAAACTGGCGGACATTCTGGAGCTTATGGCTAAGAACATTCGCGAGAATAAGGTTTAACGCTTCCTTGAGAATGTCGGCCCTCGGCCAAAAACGACATTGGGCACGACAGGCCGGCGATGAGACTGCGCCGCCTTCCGCCATTCGGTTGCCTCAGTCACGGCCTTGGCACCCGACCACCAGCACATCACGGTCGCGTCGCCCTTGTCCGGCGAGCGGCCAAGACGCTTCACCAGCTTGTCCTTTGGCTCCAAGTGGATGACCATACCGCCCTTGCCCGACTTGGTTTCGAACGTCGGGGCGGTCAGATCAGCCAGCAATTCCTTGTCAGGCGGCAGCGCCATCGTGGCACCACCCGGTTGCGTCGGGTCCAACGCCTCGCGCAGCAGCCAATAGGCCTCGGTGCGAACATTGGCGAAGCGCAGTTGATTGTCCCGCGTCCGCCGTACCGATTCCTTGACGCCCATATAGCCAACGGCATCAACGCCATTCTTGACCAGATGCGCCTGAGCATCGCCACCCCAGCCACCACCAAGGTCGACAATCACCTTCGCATTATCGAGGCGCTTGGCGAGAACCCTGCCAGCAACATCGGCCCCACCCGGCGTTTCAACACCAGGAATGGCAATCGGATCAGCGAACCAGTCATCGTAGCGAATGGCGATGACCGTCTTGTCAGTTCCCCCTTGCGCCACGTCGACGCCGATCGCGCACATCGGGATATGCGGAGCAGGCTGTGGCTTCCAGCGGCGTTGGGCTTCCTTCACCCATTCGGTCGGAATACATTGGTTGAGTTCGTCCTGAACGCCGGCCGCGAAGTCACCATATTTGAGCTGGGAGCGGAGCGGTTCGGGGAGGCTGTCGATCTTGGCGCGATATTCCGCCGTGTCGCGATATGGGTTGTCTGAAAGAGCAGCCGGGATGAAGGTGAAGGACAACACCTCGCGCTGCTTGCCGTCTAGCCATGCGTCCTCAGGACCATCAACCCAGATAGGCGCTCCGTCGTCCATGATGGCGTAGCGCAATTCTCCGGCATCAGCTTTCCGTGGATGGTTAGGATCGAGCCACGGCGCGAACCATTCCTGCATCCAATAGCCGTCAGCCGATCGCGGCGGATTGGACGCGAGAACGACCCTTGCCCTTTGCCCTTCAGGCCCACGGTTCCAGGCCAGAAGAGACGCCACCTGTTCGCGCAGAAACTCGCCAGCCTCGTCATAAACGATCAGATCGCGCTCGCGGCCGGCGTGCTTGTTCCAGTCTCCAGCGAGCTGCATGCCCGCTAGTTTGAGCGAACGGCCATCAGGCCAGTTCCATTCCTTGTCGGTGCCGTTGAAGCCAGCTGTCCCGTAGATTTCCTTGCCGGCGGCTTCGAGCCCATCCGTCTGGGCTGATTCCCTGCGAAAGATGATCGAGCGTTTGTGCTCCTGCGCCAGCCCGACCGAGAGGAAGGTCTTACCTCCCGCCGCTTGTCCGCCATAGAGCAGGACATCGGCCTGGCTGAGATAGGCGTCGGTTTGAGGTCCCGGCAGAGGAACGAACCGCAGATCCTTGACCGCTGCCTGAGCCAGCCTCTTGACGTTCTCGCGCTCGTTTTCGGGGAGTTCCTGAAACCTGGCGAGAACGTCGTCGAGGAGTGACATCAGACGGTGAACGGCACCGCGATGATGTCGTACCAGACCCGCACGTAAAGCGGGCTGTCGCCGGTCGTGATTTCGCCCGAGAGCAGGTGAAGCACCACATCAGCATTCGCCACCGGAGCATAATCGCCGGCAGTGGTTGTGACAGAACCCGGCATGCCAGCCATGCGCGTCTGCGCGGTCGTCTGATCGAGGAAGCCAGTCGTCTCGATGACGGACGAACACTGCGCGCCCGAACCGTTGGTGTATTTCAGCACCAAATCCTCGCCAGACGCGATACCGGCATAAGCGGTGCCGGCGGGCTTGGAGATCGCCACGCGCAACGGGATGATCGCGAAACCTGCCCCCAGAGCAGGCACGACCGTCTGCGGCGTGGCGTTGAGCGCCAGAAGCTGGGCCGAGGTGACGGTCGTCGCCTTGAATGTCCCGAGCAGCGTTTGCGCGCCGTTGAGGTGATTGAAAACAAGCCCACCCTTGTCGGCAATGCCGAAGCGCTTGCCATAGATGGACGTGCGATTTTGCACAGGCGGTGCAGCCATGATTAACTCCTATCAGTGCTTGGTTGCTTGGAGATGCGCTCTCAGGCCCCGAGCGCGGGGGATTCAGTGTGCGGTCGGCTGAGCACCGCGCGCCAGCGTAAACGCGATAGCTTTCGCCATGTCTCGGTCTGACATGTCGGCCGTCTCGATCGGGCCGCCGTCCTTGCCGGTGAGTTCTGAACGCTCCACGATGAGCCCTAGGACCTTAGCCTTGCCCATGGTTGCCGAGATTGCGGCAGCGGGAGCCTCTAGATCGCGCGCGAACGTGCGGTCCTCGTCAAGCTGGGCCGCAATGTCGTAGACCGTGATTGCAGCTTTCTCGGCTGCTACAGCCTTCAATTCCGCCACTCTGGCAGCAACCTTATCATTTCTTATCAGCCGCGATGCATTGGCCTCTACAGGCTCATATCCAGCCAGCCGATATGCTTCGATCTGAGAATTCCCCTTCGCCAACTCCTGTGCGAAGCGTTCGTGACGGGCATTCTCAAGGACAGGCATCACGCCACCACGATAACCTTGTGGCCCGGCAGAACCCCGAAATCATGCCATACACCGGCAGGAAGCGGGATCTTGTTCGTTACCCCGGTCGGAGCGGTGCCGAACTCGATATTGCAAGCCGTCGTCGTGTATATTGCTACCAGCGTGGTGCCGAGTGTGAAAGCGCTTGAAGCCGCTCCGCCGATTGATAGCACCTGCCGAGCGCGCGGCGGCATCTGGCGCACGGGCGCCTCGCTGGAGATGACGGGATTCAGTTCAAGCACCGTGACTTCGTTTGCCATCCATCATCTCCGGAAAATTGCAGCGTTCAATCACTTAACGGTCAAAGAAGGGTGATTAACCCCGGCGCGCCCGTATTGCCCTAAGAGGGAGCGAAAGCCTCGCAGGCGCCGCTGCTGTCGTCTGCAATGAAAGCGCGCCACATGAATTATCCCGTCACAGCACGGCGAACCCTCGGGGGAGGTTGAAAGGTCGCTTGGCATGCGACGGGTCCGCCGGAGCGGATGGGGTTAGTCGATAGAATCGACGGCGATTATCAACTTATGGCGTATCAGCTCTTGCCGAACAATCTCACGAACCTGCTTAAAGCATTGTGGTTCATCCTCAGATGAGGCGCTGCGGGCTTTTGATGCTGGGGATGGCAAATCCGTTTCCATCGCCTTCCCGTTCTTTCGATCGCACTGCCTTGTGAATGACTGGTGTGGCCCCGGCGTTGACATCGACCTTCTGTCTGATCCGATCGAGCTAGTGAACGGAAAACTCACTCTGGTCCACTAAATGGCGGGCTTTCGAGATAGTCGCGAATACGCCGCCGCATGATCCGCAACTCTTGCTCGATAGAGTCGGCATGTTGCTCCATCTCGCGGAGCACACCCCTGCATTCGTCCACAATCCCATTGTTAGAGCGCCGGACTGTCGCCGAATCACTATCATTTTCTGATCGGTACGTCATGTATATAATTGCCTCTTACCATCCGCCGATTCGTGGGGCAAGTTGGGAGCGCTCTATCCAGTTGAGCTACGCCATCAGGTCTCTAGAAAACCATCATCTGGCGGCGGGGTTCGAACTCGCAACCTCTCCCTCGGTCATCAATATAGTCTATAATCGCACCAAAAGGAAGGCGATTCGGGATCAGGGCGACGAGCCGGTGGAGGGGTTGGGGAGGTTTGGCAGCGATGCCTGAGCCAGTTTATGACCTACGCACCGGCAAGCAGGTTGCGGTCGCCTATTGGCCCGAGGAATTGCCGGAGCCTAAGCGGGTAGTGAGGGCAAAG